GCTGGAAATTGAACAGTAAAGTCGCCAGAACTGGAGCTTTTGTCTGCACCAAAATCCAGAATAACTACCGCAGGATTGGTTAAAGAAATGGACGTTGTATTTGGCGTCGAATTATAGATCATCGCACCACGAGCCGTAATCGTAGAAGAACTCCAGGTGGAGTTGTCAAAGTCTAAAAATGCTGTGGTTCCAGAAACAGTTGGGTCTACCGAATTAAGTGTATTTCCACCCGAAGTATAGCCCCCGCTGGCAGCTACTTCATTAGATGTAGTAAATGCCGTAGTGGTTGCATCTAGACTCGCACTACTTGTGTATAGCGCCAATTTAATTGTATCACCCGTAGAGGTGTCAAAGTCATGTGAGCCAAAAAGCAACTCCTTCTTAAAGGTGGTTGCCATTGCCTGTGTGATGGCCATGTCACAGTCTCCTTATCAATTCAGCCAGTTGCGGGCTCCCCGCGTCCTTCAAAGCATTATATACCGTTGTTCGATCACTTTGGATAGCTTCCCGCATGTAAGCGGCCACCAGTCGTTCTATTTGTGCTTTAAAAGCAAGGGCTTGGTCCCGTACAGCGGGATGAGCATCCATCGAAACGGAGATGATCTCCTTGGCGCATCTCTCTGCGATTTCTTCCGGAGTAAAGCCACGGTTTTCTGTCGTGTGTACCAGCACCTTGTAATCAGCGGGCATCTCCATTGCAGCCATGCCCATCACTGCACCTCACGTCGCACACGATCATACCGGTATTCGTCTCTGGTCTGACGACCCTCGCCCAAATTCTTCAGGAACACGAGGGCTTCTTGATACCTTTGCGTGTAAAACTGAAGCACGTCAGCCTCGCCCTTCATAAAGGTATACGCCTCCACCAAACAGCCGTAAAGCAAACATAATTGGGCTTCGGTGCTTAACCAAGTTGTGCCACCCCCTGCTCCCGCTGTAAGGCTCACGGGCCTGTAAAAATAATGCAATTCCATTTGTGACGCGGCAGAAGGGGCTGGTCCCAATATAAAATTATCTACATCAAACTGCGCGTAGTATTTAGGATCACCTGTTGTTGCGCTGTTAGCGTTATAAGTTTGCACAAAATTTACGTCTTTAAACTCAAGAAAAACTTTTTCGCTTGAAGCGTTTAAAAAAGACATAGAGAACGGTGCTAAAAAATCAGAAGGGGAAGCTAAATATTCATTTCCCAAAGTAGCAAGAGCAGTAGAGTTTTTTCTAAACAAACTTAACTGTACTTGTTTTAAAATACGTTCTTCTGTCAACCTAATAAAAACAGGGAGATTAGTAACAAAAGAGGACTCTGTGTTTTCGGTATAATCTTGTATAGCTGTTTTAAGCTGGTCATAAGTAAAACTCATGTCGTCACCACCGATACATTTCCTATCACCCCTGTCGCATGGAAAGGTTTAAAAGCTGGCCCTTCTATGACAGGTATGCCGACGTACACCTGAAGAGTCATTACTCTGTCGGGACGCGGGTTTTTTAAAGCTTGCGGCCCAACTGTAACTCGTAAAGGTTGCAGCTGAGGTTGTTTTGCTTCCCATTCATCATATCCGACAAGCATTCCCGTCCATTCCATACGCATCCTGTGCAGTGGATAACGAAACCCTGACCTGTCAGAAATACCTAAAGCATGTTTTCCTACAGCGTATTTTGATCCCATCCTACACCTCTACCTAAAGTAACCGAAACCTGGAGTAATAGTTAAATTAGCCCTGTCTCTGTCCTCAGTCATAGCCCTGTCCATTTCTTCCTCATACAAGCCTTTTAAAACCTGTATACGGGTAGGAGCTTTTTTAAGCGCTATATAATAAGCTAAACCCGCTGCTAAAGCAGGATAAAACCTGAAAGGCATTTGCATAGTATTCGTAGCGCTGTCAGCATCATCCATACGGACTAAACGATCAAAAATAACCTGATCGGTGCTGTTATCTGGCGTAGGCCACACCTTTAAAGAAGGTGTAATCTGCCTATCTACAAAAAACTGCGACACCCGCGACTCGGTACTTTTAGTAGGAATATTCAAGTATTCGTCCCTGCTTAAGCGAGCAATTCCATAATCAGTGCTATCTCTGCGTAAAACAGCGTTTAACACATCAATAGTATCAACATCTAAGGTATAAGAATTAGTTCCCTGCACCATTGTCACTGTTGTCTGCTTAATAGTCCATTGATTTAAGCCCCGGTTTGCCCAATCTGCGAGCATTAGATTTAAAGAGCGTTTAGCCGTGCGAATATCATAGCCTGTGCGAGCCACAATCCCACACCGCTCAAACGCCTCTTCTACGTACTCAGTGACGTTTAACTCAAAATCTTTGCTACCTGAAGTTGCCATAAAAATACCTTAGTTGTAGGGGGCTACTTTTACACCCCTTGTCCTTGGTTTACTTTTCTTTACACCTGTTTTTACTTTAGCGGTAGGATACGTGTTAGATTTAAAATCTTTACCCATAGCTTCTTTTTTGTGTGGGCTAATCGCCATATTAATCTCCTATTAGTCGTCTATATAAATCTTTGCGGGATCGTAATACCGCATCTGCATTATACTCGTCTTCATAACCTTTGTAATAACCTAAAGGCTCTATTTTATCAGACGTTTCTTGTAATAAACTTAAAGGTTGAACAAGAATAAGCGCGTATTCTTGTTCGGTATTGGTCGGAAACAAGCTTTTTTTAAGTAACGCATTTTTACCGTCGTCTGGGTGAAATCCTACGGCCCACGCATCTTTGTTTATAAACATGCCTGTTCCTATAGCCTCATTAAAACCAGAAATAAACTTGTGAAACGCTTTAGCATCCTCGTTAAAACACGTATCCACCACAATAACCATATCAAAATTAGAAGGGTAACAAGAAACAATAGTATACAAATCTTGATAATCTGGAGCCGTTTTAAAAACAAAACCTACTTTATCATTTTTCCAAGCGCTTTTGGCTTTTGGGCAAGCTGATAACCCATTAAAATTATCATTAGAATCTTCTAATGATTCTTCCGACCATTTTTTTATTTCAAAAATTACTTTCTGTTCTTTTTCGGTATAAAAATCAAAAGCCATTTTAATTACGCCACTGGTAAAATAAAAATTAATAATGCTACAACAAAAGTAGCTAGTTGTATCGCCATACCGCTTATTAAAGCCCAAATTTTAGCATCCAACCTAGCTATGTCTTTTTCAATATGAGCCAGATGATTTGTTTCTAACCGTTTTATGACCTCTTCTATAACACTAATTCTTGTGTTTATCGAAACAAGGGTTTCGCGTTCTTTTTCGGTTGTCATATTCACCACGCTTTGCATGACCAATAACGAGCAGTAAAGTTGTCATTGGCACTGTTACATTTGTGGCGCGATCTAAAACTCTTTCTTCTAGCAGGCTGTGATTTTTTAATAGTCATGTTTGGATCGCCAAACCGTACTATTTTAACTTTGTCTCCTTTTCGAGCCAAAACCGCGCTTTTTTTACGTTCATTAGGAGTTCTTTTTGGTTTGTTATAACCAGAAAAAGTAACCCCTCTGTATTTCAAACGTCCCGAAGGCGTTTTTTGCACCTGTTTGGTTGTAGCCATTATTTTGCCCCAACCTTCGGTGTTCTAGGCATGAAATGCCGTCATTGAAGACATTACTGTTTGAGTATAAACAACATAGCCCCCTGCGTTAAACCGAATACCTTCGTCGGGGATATCGGGATAAGCGTTCGTATTAGCAGACGCAACCGTGTTAAATTGCATCCTAACCGTTCCCGTAGCCGAGGTTTGTCGGAATGTAACTGTTCCAGCAGTGCCTGTATTAACAACATATAAACCTATTAAACGCATACTTCCCCTAAAAATAGGGGCGGCAATACTTGTTCCAGAACCTACAGAAACATTTCCCGCTGCTGCTGCACTAGAAGCAATTTGAGAAATTGTAGCAAAATAAGTAGTGCCTGTAGCCGTGCCTGCATTAGCTCCTGTAATAGTTTCGGTAACAGCGCTTGCCGTTTCATCCGTACCAGTAACTGTAAAAGTAATTCCTGAATCATCACCAGCAGACAAAATGGTGACGTTGCGAGGTTGGTCAAAAGTAACAGCTCCTCCTGAAGCAAGAGCGCCATTAATTGTAAGGTTTGTAGCGCTGCCTACAGATTGCGCCGCGCAAACCCCATCGGTGTCTGCGGCGGCGGCCTCTATAAACGTAGCTTGAGCATCTGAACCCGACATAGTAGTTCTCCTTTAGGTCGGATTATGACAAATTATTATTTTGCTGATACAAAATTGTGGCTCTAATTTCACCAGCAGAAGTAGCGCCAGTGCTAGTCCACGTAAGTTTGACATCCGACGTTCCTGTATCCGCCCAAGAGAGCGATCCGCCTGCTTCAGTTGTTGGGTATGCTCGTCCCACTCCAGAAGCAATCGTAACTGAATAGGAGTTAAGGAAAGTAGCGTTGCCACCAACTGTGTCTCCAATACTGAAAACGCATGTAGCTCCCGCCATTACAGTGGGTTTATCAAGAACTATATCAATGATTTGTGAGTTAGCTGGAATAACAACAGTTGTATCATTTGCAGCAGAAGCTCCGCTTGCAAGAGAAGTTCCTGTTGAAAAAGTTTGGGCCATTACTACTTGGCCCGTGTTTTTAACATCGGTTCCAAGAGTTGTGCCTGTTGTATTTGCAATGTTTCCGGCCTTTATGGGACCAGAGAAAGTCGTAGTAGCCATGTGTCACTCCTGTCGTGGCTAGTGTCTATTGCGGGGTGCAATAGTCAGGGTGTTTTTAATATAACTCAAAAAGAAAGCTCGGCGCAAGGCCGAGCTTCCCTAAACAAAAACAGACGTTATTTACGCGCCTGCACTACCAAATACACAACGCCAGTCGGAAACACCGAACGAGTAGCGTTCACGCGCTTTAAAGCGCATGTTGCCAGTGTCGAAGTCGCCTTCCATAGCGGTTCTGATTGGAGTACGTTCAAAGTGCTTAAATCCATTAGGAACGTCGGTTTTAATCCACCAAGCGTCCGTATCTGTGAAGAAGTGGTTTACTACTGCTCCATCAGGGATCATGCCCATTGATTTAGTTGCGTTAATATCGTTATCTGCCGTACCAGGACGTAAGTTGGAATTAATCAAGCGTTCCGCAATAAACTGAAGCTCTTTTGGTATTAAAAGTTTCATACCACGTACAGCAATTTTTAATCCACGTTCATCCGTCATTCCAGCAATATCAATCAACATCTGCTCTAATGAAGTTTCATTAAGATCAGAAGCAACCGCTAATTGGTTACGTTGATTACCAGATAGACTTGGATGTGCAGCAGAACACAACGCAGCACCGTCACCGATTGGGTTTGCGGTATTAAAAGCGTTGTTTAAAACAGCAGCAGCTTTAATCTGCTTGGTCTGAGACATTGAACGAGCTAAAGCACGAGTATAACGAGAGGCTAGACGATCATAAAGATTGTCTTCTATCGCTTCTTCTGTGATGCTAAAAGCAAGAGCAATGGTTTCTGCTGTGTAACGTGCCGTATATGTTTCCTGTGCATCGTCAAAGGAAATAGCGCTTCCTTCACTTTTGACAGGAGCCGAACCAAATCCTGATAGCATTACTTCTTCTTCAAAAGCCCGATCTGAGGACTCTTCTTCAAAAATTTCTGCTGATTCGTTTTCATAACGGTCATATTCCAACCCAAACAAAGCGTTAAGTCCGGGTTCTAATTCTTTCGCCAGTTGTGCGCGAGAAATAGCCATAGTCTATATCCCCTTCCTTATATGCCAGTTGTCAGCGAGGTGGTCTGAGAATCAAACCTACTTGCTGTGGCGTTGAAGTGTGCGTTCAGGCGAACAATCATTGGGATACCAGCAGCAGTATAATCACTGTTTGCTGCTTCGTCTGCTATACCTACAATGCGTAGCGGAAGAGTAGCTGTGGTAGCAATAGCAGAAACAGAAAGACCAGAGTTTGATCTGCCAGTGTCTGTTGAACCAGTTCTTGCTGATGTTCCTAATGACGAGTTTGCAAAAATAGCAGTAAGTGCAGTTGCACGATCAGTTATTGTTGCATCCGTTGCCACCTGAAACAGTTGGTTTGGATTGTCAGCAACAAAAGCGGTGACAGGATAATTCGTGTCAACGCTAACGCTGCCTGATCCCGGCCAGTAATTTAACCAGACGGGTTTTTTCTGTGTTGCGTCTTGATAGTAAACGCCCATAAGGACACCAAGAGCGGGAGTAGTACCGCCCGATGTAGCGCCAGCTTGATCTATTGTTCCTGCCGCAGTAGGAACACAAATCGAATACTGGTATATTGCATTGGTGTTGTTAGAAGCTATTTCATACGAGGTTACACCTGTACTATTAGCTCCAGCACCAACAAGTCCTATAGGGCGAAGACCATAAGCCGAAGATTCGTTAGCCATAAGGTTTTCTCCAAATAGGGCGACACACTTTGTAGGTTAAAACTACTTCCGTGGACCGCCAAAGGTTACACGAGATTGACGATCAGGTTTTCCAATCGTCATCGATGAATGCGAGTTCTCGCGAGCTAAGTCCCTGTCAACAGCTTCCATTTGGTCTTGACTACGTTTTTTAAAGTATTCTGACCGCTCTTCTACTGTTTCCAAAGGAATGCGAGCAAGCAATAATCCACCAACACCAAAGATACCCGCGTATTTACCTGTTTCTATGACCGGGGCTTCAAAATCAGGGTATTCTTCCGCACGGACAAGCTCGTAGCCTTCACGTAACCTAGCTGAAATGTTTTTACGGTCATCAAAACCGCGCACTTCAGCACGAATCCACCTGTGTTTGTAACCTTCCGGCGCTGGCGGGGCATCCAGCATCGATGGGGGAGACCAAGGCTTACGCCTTTCTTCTCTCTCCCTAGAGTCTTTAGCGCGGGGAGAGCGTTTGATGCCCTCAAAAGTTTCTTTTTCAGACATTTTCTACTCCTTCACGTATTTCGCATATTCTTCTAGCGGCACACCCAACTTTTTAGCAATCGATACTTGGGTAGGGGTGAGTTTAACCCGTTGTTTGCGCCCTGATGTAGTGCGGGAAACTCCGGCAACGCTCTGAGCGGGGCGTTTAGTGCCATTCCCGTTAGAAAACTTGTGCGGAAACTCTTTTTGTATCCGTCTATCCAACTCACTATAATACTCATTTGTCGAAGGGTCAAATCCATCTTCTTCTACTAAACCTTTATGTATACCAAAAGCCGCAAAAGTCATAGCTTGGTCTTTACCAAACCATTCGTTTTTTTCTGCCCAGTCCTCGGCTTGAGGATCAGGTGCTGCTTCTGGTGCGGGAGCGGGTTGCTGCACATATTGCGCGGCCTGCTGTTGTCGTTGTTGAGCTACAGCTTGTTGTTGTTTTGCGTTTTGTTGCGCTTGTGTATATTTATCAGCAGAAACAGCTAACTGCGCCATTTTTTTCTGTGCTTCTACTTCTAAATCTGTATCACCATCTAAGTTTCCAATAGCAGGTGTTCCCATGAGAAATTTATTTGCATTGTAATCTGTTTTAAGACCATTTTTATCAAATATATACAAATGTTTGGACTTGGAGGT